AAAAAAAACATGGAGATACTATTAAAAAAATAAAAACAAGACAAGGTAATGTAAAAAATATTCCTAGAAAAATTGGAGAATTTAATTCTGCTATTTTACAAAGTTTACAGAAAAAAAATAAAATAGTATCTGGTTTAAAAGATGCCAAAGAAGTAAGAAAAAAAGATTTAAAATTAGTTGGAACATTTTCTCCTGACGCTCCTAAAGGAATGACTACTCATCACTTTATGCCATTAGCAGGAATTGAAGGAGAATCTTTAAATTTATCTTCAACAAAAAACACAGCTTTTATTCCTAAACAGTTAAATGCAAAAATGTCTCCTTATGATAAAAAATTAAAAGCAAATCAAAAAGAACAAATTAAATTATTACAAGAAAAACCACCGGGTTATGAAAAAAGAATTGAAGAGTTAAATTATAAAGCCAAAAACATTTACAAAGAAGCTGGTAATAAAGTACCGGGTTCTAAAGGATATTTAGGTTACTCACAAATTAATATTCAACCTAATGGAAGTTATGATATTAAAGTAACAGGAATAGATCCAAATAAATCTATAGCCGGACTTAAAGGTGAGGAAATTTTTTATAAAGATATAAATAAGGGAGATAACAGAGTTAAACTTAAAAACATAATTGAACAAACTGGAGATAAAGCAGGTAGTTTTAGTAAGTATGGTAAATTTGCTAAAGCAATTGCTAGACCTGTATTCAGAGCAGCAGCTCCTTTTATACCATTTGTAGGTACAGCAGGTATGGTTATGGGTGGTGCTGATGTAGCAAAAGCTTCTGAGTTTACAAAAAAACCAGATGAACTTGCAGCAGCTTATTTATTAGGTCCTGAAGGAGCAAAAGGACTTGCTTCATTAAAAAATAAAGTTAGAGGTAAATCGGATGAGTTCGAAGAATTTGTACCCTAAAAAACACTTACTACCACCTGAATCAGGACCCATGCCTCAGGGGTTGAATATTAATTATAATACTGTTAAAACAGTTAAACAATCTGGAGAAAAAATAAATGGCGGATATAGACAAATCACTTCCAAACGAAGTCAGAAAAGAATTTGAATTACCTGGTGAAGAAGAAGTTCAAGAACAGGTAATAGAAGAAGTAACTGAAGAACAACAATCACCTGATGATGTAGAAGTCACAGAGAATGAAGATGGTTCAGTTGATATTAATTTAGATCCAAAAGCTGCATCACCAGAAGGTGGTGATGAGCATTATTCAAATTTAGCAGAATTTTTACCTGACGATGTTTTAGGAGAATTATCTTCTGACTTAAATAATAAATATATGGACTACTCTTCTTCAAGAAAAGAGTGGGAACAAACTTATACTAAAGGATTAGACCTTTTAGGTTTTAAATACGATAATAGAACAGAACCTTTTGCAGGTGCATCAGGTGCAACACATCCAGTATTAGCTGAAGCAGTTACACAGTTTCAAGCGCTAGCTTATAAAGAATTATTACCAGCAAATGGTCCAGTTAGAACTCAAGTTTTAGGAATGCCTACTCCTGATAAAACACAACAAGCAACTCGTGTTAAAGATTTTATGAATTATCAAATAATGGAAAAGATGAAAGAGTATGAACCAGAGTTTGATCAAATGTTATTTAATTTGCCACTCGCAGGTTCTGCTTTCAAAAAAGTTTATTATGATGATATGGAACAAAGAGCAGTATCAAAGTTTGTTCCTGCAGATGATTTAATTGTTCCGTACACAGCTACCTCATTAGATGATGCGGAAGCAATTATTCATCGAGTAAAAATTTCTGAAAACGATTTAAGAAAACAACAAGTAGCAGGTTTTTATAAAGATGTAGAAATTGGAAAACCTCAAGACAAAGAAACTGATGTTGAGAAAAAAGAAAGAGAACTTGAAGGAGTTACAAAAACAAAAGATGAAGATGTATTTACATTATTAGAATGTCACGTTGATTTAGATTTAGAAGGTTTCGAAGATATGAATCAAGAGACTGGTGAGCCCTCAGGAATTAAGATTCCATACATAGTAACTTTTATAGAAGGATCTCATGAAATTTTATCTATTAGAAGAAACTATGAAATAGGTGATCCAATGAAAAGAAAAGTACAATATTTTGTACACTTTAAATTTTTACCAGGACTTGGTTTTTATGGTTTTGGTTTAATTCACATGATCGGTGGATTATCAAGAACTGCAACTTCTGCATTAAGACAGTTATTAGATGCAGGAACTTTATCTAACTTACCTGCAGGTTTTAAAATGCGTGGTATTAGAATTAGAGACGATGCACAATCAATTCAACCCGGTGAGTTTAGAGATGTAGATGCACCTGGTGGAAATTTAAGAGATTCATTTATGATGTTACCATTTAAAGAACCATCACAAACTTTATTAAGTTTAATGGGTGTTGTAGTGAACGCTGGTCAAAGATTTGCATCGATTGCAGATTTACAAGTTGGTGATGGCAATCAACAAGCAGCAGTAGGAACAACAGTTGCTCTACTTGAAAGAGGAAGTAGAACAATGTCAGCAATTCACAAAAGAATTTACTCAGCTCTTAAAAATGAATTTAAAATTTTAGCTAGAGTATTCAAGTTATATCTACCACAAGAATATCCGTATGATGTCGTTGGGGGTCAAAAAATGATTATGAAATCTGATTTTGATGATAGGGTAGATATAGTGCCAGTTGCTGACCCTAACATTTTTTCTCAAACACAGCGTATTTCACTTGCGCAAACGGAACTCCAGCTGGCACAATCTAATCCACAAATGCATAATATGTATTCTGCTTATAGAAATATGTATGAAGCATTAGGTGTAAAAGATATTGATCAAGTTTTAATTAGACCAATGCAACCAATGCCAAAAGATCCTGCATTAGAACATATTGATGCATTAGGTGGAAAACAGTTTCAAGCATTTCCAGGTCAAGATCATAGAGCACATATAACTGCTCACTTAAATTTTATGGCAACAAATATAGCTAGAAATAATCCAATGGTAATGGCAAGCCTTGAAAAAAATATTTTTGAACATATTAGTTTAATGTCTCAAGAACAAATCGAATTAGAATTAAAAGATGAATTAGTTCAAATGCAACAAATGCAACAACAAATGCAAATGATGGCACAACAAAACCCACAAGCTGCTCAACAAATGCAGATGCAGTTTATGATGATGCAACAAAGAGTGGAAGCAAGAAAAGCACAACTAATTGCTGACATGATGGAAGAATTTATGAATGAAGAAAAGAAAATTACTTCACAATTCGATAATGATCCTATTGCTAAATTAAGATCAAGAGAATTAGACCTTAGAGCACAAGAAAATTATAGAAAAGAACAAGAGTCTAAAGAAAAAATAAACCTTGATAAGATGAGAACAATGATGAATCAACGAAATCAAGATGAAAAACTAGAACAAAATGAAGAATTAGCAAATTTAAGAGCTGATACGTCAATTGAAAAGACAATTTTAAGCAAAACTATACCTAGTGCAGACTCAATGATGAAGAACACTGAAAATATGGTTCCAAATGTTGAAATCATGCGTAAAGGTTAGTGACAATTAGTAAAAAAACAGTTAAAATAAAAAAATAAGGAGACAATTATGGAAAAATTAGACAATATTAAAGAAGTTAAGGTTGGTGAACAGCAAACTGAGATTGATCCAAGATCAAAAACTACTGCTGACAAAGCTTTTAACTTAATTGGTACTGGTGGACCTGAAGAAGAAGTTCAAGGTCAAGGTGCAGTACTAGCAGACAAGAAAAGAAAATCAAAAGCTTACTAATATGTGGTTTTCGGCAATTAAATTAGCCGCACAAGCAGGCACTCACATTTTCAAAAAACGTCAAGAGACGAAAATGCTCATGGCGGATGCACAAATGATGCATGCAAGAAAAATGGCCCAAGGTCAGGAAGCTTACCAAGGCAAACTTCTTGAGGCAAGACAATCGGACTGGAAAGACGAGGCGGTGCTCATAATATTATCGGCTCCAATTTTAATTTTGGCGTGGGCAGTAATATCGGATGACCCAACAGCGATGGACAAGGTAAAATTGTTCTTCGACATGTTCTCGCAGCTCCCGTCATGGTTCACAAATTTATGGATACTTGTCGTGGCGTCAATTTATGGTATAAAGGGAACACAAATTTTTAGAGGAGGAAAAAAATAATGAATAAAAAAAAGATACCAGCAGGTAAAAAAGGAAAAGGTTTAAGAGCTTTAAAAGAAAAAGCACCAGAAGTTGCAAAAAGAATGGGATATAAAAAAGGAAAAAGGGTTTCTAAGTAATGGCTAAACTTTGTGCAAAAGGCAAAGCAGCCGCTAAAAGAAAATTTAAAGTATATCCTTCAGCATATGCGAATATGTATGCTTCAGGAGTTTGCTCTGGAAAAATAAAACCAGGTGGTAGAAAAAAAGCTGCAGATGGTGGTTTGATGAGAGCTGGTTTGGCTAGAAGAAAAAGAGCGGCGTGTGCGTAGGAATTTTGCCGAAGGTGGTTTAAGAAAATGGGTATCAGAGAAATGGGTAGACATTGGAGCACCGAAGAAAGACGGCAAGTATCAACCATGCGGGAGAAGCAAGGGGAGCAAAAGGAAGTATCCAAAATGCGTACCACTTGCAAAAGCCACACGGATGACAAGTGGACAAAAGGCGAGTGCTGTCAAACGAAAAAGAGCAGCAGGTAATCCAGGTGGTAAACCAACTAACGTAAAAACATTTACAAAGAAAAAATAATGAACTTAGAAAAAGATTTACAAAAATTAAGAAAAGAAAAAGCATTAAAAGAATCTGCTATTGCTCAACTTAGAAAAAGAAGTAAAGACTCTGTTGCAAGACCTAGAGCAGAA